CGACGATCTCATGAGTGGCCGATCGATGGTCGAGATCGCCAAGTGCAACCGAGTCGGCAAGCAATACGTCAGCCGGCTTATACGTCTGGCGTTTCTCGCACCCGAGATGGTGGAGCGGATTGCGGCAGGCCGTCAGCCGCCTGAGCTTACCGCGCAAGCACTACGGACCGGCCATTTTGATATTCCAGTGGACTGGGCGGCGCAAAAGCGAGGTCTCGGATTTGCGCCGCCGCTCTGAGCACGACGCTTACCCTTCCTTCGTTCAAGTTAAACGCCAGATCCATCTACAAGCTAAGTCCACCGCCAAAAGTGCAAATAGAGAGAAATCTCGAAAACTCGCGTCTGAACGACAACGAGTGCAGTTCTCTGGTGGACCTGGAACGCCGGATTCCGGCCCAATGCCCGTTTTTCACGCAGCTGATGAGAGAATTCCGGAAACCTGAAGACTCGCTGGCGGATGACGCAGTCTGATACGAACTAATCTCTGGGCGAGACGGCAGTTTATGCCATGCGGCGGTTTATGGGAAAACGTACTCGAGTTTATAAACTGTGGCCGAGTTTATGCCTTCGGGCGAAGGGGACGCGAAGGGCTAATGGGGTAATTTTGGTCATTTGGAGGCCTTCTCCTCCTCTTCGACCTTCGTCGCGCTAACCTCGATCGATGGAGCTTCGAGACCAGCGGCTTCAGCCAACTCCTCGACTCTTAGACCGTGTTGAAGCAGGAGGGTCATCGCCTCTTTGAAAAGCGCCACCGATTGCTCCTTCGGCAGTACTGACGACCAACTAGGCCCAGGCGCAACCCGGACCTCGATCTCAGCCGACTTGTAACCATTTATCGCGGCCTTATGGGCGAGCACGCTAACCGCGGCTCTCACGCTTTGCGGATCGCCTTGCCGAATGCCAGGGGTCAGGAAGAGGTACATCTCTTCGCAGCGATCGGTATCAAAGCACCGCATCTCATTGGCTTCGAGGGCGGGAACTCGCCGGAGCGCCCTCTTTACGGCCTTATTACAACCCATCGCAGTGATCTTGTAATCATGCGGGAAGTGGATGTCTTCCGGAAGTGGGGTCACCGGCACTTTTTGCCCACGGCCCACCTGGGTAATCTGCTCCGCGATAGCCTCGTAGCTGAAGCCGTTTCGTTTCAGGCGTATCGCCTCTATTTCAATCCATTGCGCACGCAGAGTATCTGCGGAGACCACGGTAGGTTTATTGTGATTACGGAAACGGCCGTCCGAATTTCGTGTCGGCATGACTAATTTCTCAGCTCCGGCTTCAATCCAAGTAAAGCCAACCTCTCGAGTCCAACCGCGACGTAACCCGGATCCACCTCGCAGCCGTAACCAACTCGCTTCAACTGGGCCGCGGCCAGGAGCGTCGAACCGCTTCCACAGAAGGGGTCGTAAATTATCTCGTTGGGTCGGCTGCTGTTCTGGATCATGTCGGCGATCAGTGCGACCGGCTTGGTGGTTGGATGGAGTGAACTGAGCGAAGGTTTGTCGATTTCGAAGACCGAACTCTGCCTTCGGTCGGGCACAAAATAGTGCCGCCCGTTTTCGATCCACCCGTACAGCACGGACTCGTGCCGGTGCTGATAGTCCGACATGCCTAGAACAAAGTGATGCTTGACCCAGACCAGCAGGTGCTTGAACGAGAAGCCCGAATCATTGAACGCTCTTATGAAGAACGGCAGCGCTGCACCGGACGGCACACTGGCGTAGCAGGCTGCGCCTCTGCTGGCGAACGACAATGCCTGCTTTAGTGAGTCCCGAAATAGTCCGCTGACCTCCTCCGGCGGCAGTGCGTCATTCTCGATCGGTTTCTGGATGCGATTCCCGCGATCGCTTCGGTTGAGCAGCTCATTCTTAGCGGCGTAATCGATGCCGTACGGCGGATCACACCAGATCGCCCGAAATTTCTGACCGCCCTCCCAGAGCCGGCCGACCGTCGGCGGATCGCAGGAATCGCCGCAAACGATCCGATGCGGTCCGACCTCCCACAGTTGTCCCCTCGCCGTGCCGTATTTGCTGCGCAGTTCATCGGCTTTGTCGATCTGGGGTTCGGGATCGGCCAGATCCTCTAGTTCCTGAAGGAGCAGGCCCTCCTTTGCGCGGATCTCGTCGAGCAAAGCCAAAACCGCTGGATCGTCCGATCGAACTGTGTCCAACAAGTCATTGAGGCGCTCATTGTCGGCCGTGGCCATGGCGGCCAGCGGGTCCAGGCTGAGCAACAGTTTGTCGGCCTCGGCCTGATCGAGATCCAATATCAAGACCGGCACCTCCTCGTCCGGCATCGTTTCCGCACGAAGGTGCCCATCAACCAGCTGCAAGCGTCCGTCGGGAAGCTCGCGGGCCAAGAGAGCGTCTGCGATCCCGATCTCGTCCAGCAGTCCGCGCAGAGCAGCAGCCTGAAACCTTGGGATGCCGCCGCCAGTTCTTTGGATTGGGGAGAAGGTCCCTGGCCCGCACCCGTCTCAGCTCCACTACTCGGTCGCGAATCTCCATGGCCACCTCCGATGGTCAACCCGCCGATCTGATCGTCACCACGCCCCTGGTCCAAACCGCCGCAAGCCCGTGCGAATCCGCAGATCCTCGTCAAAGCGTCCATCTGGCCAGCGCGACAGAACGCCATCTCGGGGTACTGGCGTATAGGCGTATTCCCGCCGATGCGAGGCCACGTAGTTGAAGCCGCTGGCGGCCGCATCCCACTGGTCATCATGGTCGTAGAGCTTCTCATCCGGACCCGCCTGCTCGAGCTCATCGACGAAATCCTTGTTCCACTTGCCGCGCACCAGTTTGATGTTGCCCGCCTGCGCCGCCGAACTCATGGGCAGCGCACGCGTGTACTTGTCGCCGGTGGGGTGCTCGACCCCAACCGTGAAGCCTGACAGCGGCCCACGCATTTGAGCATCAACGTATGATTTGCCGGCGGCGCCGGGCTCTTGTTGCAACAGAATTTCCGCGCGGCGGTTGGTCAGTTGCGCGTCGGCATATGCGGTAACTGCCTTGAGTCGCTCGACCTCAAGCGGGCTGCCCTGGATGCGGACGACGTCGATGACATAGAAGATCCCGCTGCGCGCCATCGCCATCAGCACCCCGACGGTCCAGTCACCGCCATCCCGGGTCGCAGCGTCGTCCCAGGCCCGTACGACGCCAAATATGTCGCGTGGCGAGTCGTCCACGATCTCGAACCATTGACGGCGAAATAGATTGCCGCTCGGCGTAACATCCCAGTCGCCCTCGAGCAGCTGGCGCCTGCGTACCGCGTCGAGGTTGGCCAATGAGGCCAGGTATTCCTCACTGCGGATATGGGGGTTGTCAGCGATCCGTGCCGGGAGGAAAAAGCGCTGGGAAAGTCGCGCTGCAGCGCCTCCGGCGGCTGGCCGATCATGAAACGCGTCTTGACCCAGTCGTGGCCCCGGTTTCCTGGATTGGACGCAGCACGCATCCGCAACGGCAGCGGGTTGTCCCTGGTCGTGCGCAGTCGTGAGAATAGATAGGTGTACTGCCGCTCCCTGAAGCTGGTGAGTTCGTCGAAACCGATGTACTGAAATTCGGAGGAGTCGTACTGATAAACGTCATCCTCCGAATCGAGATTGCCGAAAGTGATCGCAGCCCCCGACGGAAAGGTGAAGCGCTTGTCGGCGTTGCTCCACACCGCGTCGGTGTTCGCCAGCCACTGACGCGCCCGGTTCATGATCGAGTTCGACTGGTTGAGTTGGCGGAAAGTGCGCCGCAGCAGCAGCGCGCTGTAGCGCGGCTGTTCGACCAGTTGCAGGGCACCCATCAGCAGCCCCTCGGTCTTGCCAGGACCTGCGGCGCCGCCGAAGAAAGCTTCGGTCCTCGGACACAGCAGAAAAGCCAGCTGCTTCGCGGTTGGTACGTGAGGACAGTAGCGCTTGGGCGGCAGCGTGAGCGGTGGGTCCAATTCCGGCGCGTTGAGCGGCGGCAAATTGTCGGCACGAGATCGGCCGTGGTCAGATTTTCTGCTCATCGTAATTCGACCCCCAAGGTCACTCGGTTCGGAAAGGCGCGGTTTTTTGCACCTGCATTCGGTGCTGAGTCTGCGCCTTGCACGATTAAGGCATCTATGTTACCGCTATATGTGAAAATTATAACATATTCCGTGTGTAACAATCAATCTCCTTACAGTTCCTGTGAGGCGCGACGCGTGAAATCAACGAGGAATGCAGCGAACAAGAAAGTCAGCGCCGAGGCCGCCTTCCGATCGGCGTTCGCCGAACGCCTTCGGCAGGCTGCGCAGGATCATGGGATCGGCGAGTTGGCCACGAAAATCGGGGTAACGCCAACCACGCTTTACCGATGGCTTAACGGGCAGTTCGACCCGAGCCTTCCCAAGCTAAATGAACTCGCGGAGGCCATGAACATAAGTCTCGCGTGGCTCGTCACTGGCAACGGTCCCACTGATCGTCGGCAGGCGCTCCGCCACGCGCTCCTCGAAGGCTACGGGACCACCGACTTTGAACTCGCCGTAGGGGTATCCGAGAAGCCGCCGATCGCGTTTCACGAGCCATGGTTGTTCGAGCTGCTATATGGGCCGACCGAAGAGCCCGCTTTATTCGGTGCTACGGATTTGAACGCTCCGCTGCTGATGGAGGTCCGCGATGATTCGATGGAACCGACTATCGCAAAAGGCGATCTTCTTTTAGCAGATCGGTCCTTCGGCATGCGGCCTTCCGCGCTAGAGCGCTCTCGGACCGAGAGGCGGTCGCCGCACGACGGAATTTATGTTTTTGAGGCCCGTCCTGGGGGCCGTAGCGGTAAAAGCTCGATTGGCTCTTTGATCGTTCGCCGCGTTCAGTACCGCCTGGATGAAACAATAGCCATCAGATGTGACAATGCAAATTACCCCGAAGAAATCTATCCTCTGAA